TGCTACGCCAGGGACAGTAAAGCCCGTCTGATCCACTACAACAACAGTAGCAACAGAAGCCGGAGTAAGCGTAGCCTCTACATAACTAGAAGACGTAGCCGTATTCGACTTATTAGTGAGCCGTACAAGCCCGAAAGAAGCATCTTCACGCCAAGCCATTTGAATCTCCTAGTTAGTACTTACTATGATATACAACCTAAAAGCTATATTTGTCAAGAATATAGCCGTTACGAACTCTTAATTTCCAGCGCAGCCCAGTTCCATGCTGCCGTAGCTGTGCCTCCAGCATCTATGTTTACAGTAGGTGCAGTTCCCCCCGAAGCCTTGTATCCAGACACAACGCTCACTTGAGTAGCGTAATCTGCAGCATCTACAGTCAAGTCACTGCTCGTAGGAGAGCCCAACTGATTCCAGTCTGTTGCACATGCAAATACATATGACCCAGAAGCAGTGCCTCCCGTATAAGCAGTAGGCGTCATATTATTTGTAGCGCTTGTGCCTGATCCAGTAACACCTATGGGAGACGCATTGTAGCCAGTTACACGATAGACCTTATACGAAACTCTTAGGCCCGAAGAATCCCCGAGCGTGCTCACCCTAGAAACGCTAATCGTAAGTGTTCCGCCCGTTGTAACTGTAGCCGTGTATATACCTGCATGCCCTGGTGTTGCAGCGTGCCCGTCTTGCTTTATCCGCTGTGTCCAGCTAGAAACCGTAGCAGTCCCCGCAGAATTAGTAATAGTCTGAGTAAGCGTAGCGTCAGAATCTGTATTATTTAGCGTGTCGCAGTTAGAACAGAGGACAAGCAAGTCATTCGTAGAAACTGTTGCTGATGTAGAACTAACTGTAACCCCTGCATTAGGCGTACCCGTCCAACGAGCAATAGTCCCCGCCGTCACAACAATATTGCTACCCCCCGTAGTTCCCGTAGCCGATATTGTCAGATTACTCATGGTCTGGCTAAGCGTACCCGCAACAGCGACTGTACCCGTAGCAGCGGAAGTAAGATTACTCATGGCCTGGCTAAGCGTACCCGCAACCGCGACTGTGCCCGTAGCAGCGGAGGTCAGATTACTCATGGTCTGACTGAGCGTACCTGCAATAGCAACTGCGCCTGTAGCCGATACTGTAATAGGATCAAGTGTTTGTGTTAGCACTCCAGTTACTGGGTGCGATCCTACTGCAGTAATCGTTATTGGATCAATTACTTGGTTCAGCGTTGCACTGATACCACTTCCACCACCAGAAGATACACCGCCAATAGTGCCATAGCCCCATCCTCGGCTTCGTGGGAGTCTATGACTTCTCATAATTACCCGCCCGAACCTTTTACGTAATAGAGCGAAGCAGTACCTGTACCCATAATCGCGGATACTGTGTCTGCTAGTCCAACTTCAAATAACTCCACGGACCCAGGTGCAAGCGCGACTCCGTTTGCTATAGTCGCAGTCGTAATGCTCGCTGCCATACCCCAAGTTATAAACGCTACAGTCGTTCCAGAGTTATACACCCGCAAGATAGAGGGGCGCGCTGGTACCGTAGCACTGGACGCAGTAGTTGTAGCACTATGCGTCGTTGGTGCCCCAACAGGGCAAAATATATCCGCCATACGATCTATCCTCATGCTGGTTGCGGTTGTTGCGGACTTACTTGGTTAGACTCAGCACCCCCCATAGGCATACCACCTGGATGTGTCGGAGGAACTCCAACTGCGGGAGCTTGCCCTGGTGCCCCTGGCTGAGCCGGCTGGGGCATTAATTGTTGAAGTTTTTGCTGTACTTCAAGCTTTTCCTTAGAGGGAACAATATCGTCTATCGGCATAGAGAGCCCTTTCGCTACCTCGCGCAAGATACTCGCTCTGCCCGGAATACCTATAATCTGGCTATCAATCGGGTTTGCTGTAGCATTCAGGAACTCAATCCGGCGTACGTTTAGTTGCTCGCGGTTCGCAAGATTAATCGCTCCACGCGCCTGAATAATCGCGTCCCCCTTAATCGCAGGGTCAGGATCGTAGCGCATATTCCAGTTAAACTGACCTTCCACTGAAGGGGCAATCACGTCCATATCGATATACATCACGACTTGGCGAATTCCCTTGCCAGCGGAGCCCATCAACATATTCAACCCCGAAGCCGTCCGCCCCGCACCCCCCACATCCATATCGCCATAGACATACGCAGGAATGCCCGACTGATCATCGGCAAGTTTCGAGAAGTGATCATAGACAGTCATCAAGGCGGAAGACCGATCATCAGGCTGGTTAAACCTAATCGCAGGCTGCCCACTTCCTAGAGGATCATTCAGCGTCTGCCATATCTTCCACGGATAAAGCTTCGTTATTTCCTCACCCTCAGGCATCCGGTCTATATTCACCTCAACCTGTGGGCCTGAGGCAAGCCCCATGTTATTGACGAGCGAACGCGCTGCAGCATTACACACTGCCTGCACATCCTCAATCATTTCTGGGAGCCCTGTTCCCCAGAATGCTCCTGGGCGCTTGAAGAAACAGGTTTTTCGGTAAGGCTGCTTACCCAACGGGTCATAATTCAACGTGGCCTTAATAACCCAACGGCCAACCAGCCAAGCATTTACATCGTACTCTTTTGCTGCATCGGGGATTTCTTCAGGTGTAAGTCCCCACTCCAGGAGCAATTTCCCAGGAACTTTTCCCCAGAATTCAAGTGCATCCACCACCTCAGTCGGGCGCATCCATACGTTGTGCTTCTGCTCAAGCTCGGATTTCTGCATCTCTGCAGACCACATCCAATTACTCAAACCGCCCGTAGGCATTTCATCAAGTAGTTCCCGTATTGCACCATCATCGTACCCTGGCACTCCAATCAATTCAGAGACTTCAGGGCGACTCAATCGGTGGTGCTCAAACATATACCCTTCGCCAATACGCGTTATGCCCGGTTCTGGATATATCCGATAAGGATCAACTCGTTTATACGCGGGAGAGAGTGTGTCATCTACCTGCGGAACGAAGGCGCCTTGCGCATCCTTGACCCACTGCATGGATCGTTGTCGGCAGACAATCGGACCTTTAATGAACGCAGCTGGATAAGTCGTCAGATCAGAAATAAACTCGGAGAAGGCCTCTACCATTCCCCCCTGTTCGAACTGATCTTCAATCCTGCTCTGCATCCGATCACAACGATTCTGCGCAGCTTCTAGCAATTCAAACCGTATGTCCTGCTCCGCTGCTTCTTTCAACTCATCCATAAGGTCTGGGTCAGGTGCTTGGCCTGTGCTCTGAATCGTGTTGATTACTTTATTGGCGAACTTCTGGTGGATCGTATCTACCATATCAGGGGGCAAGTCGGGAACAGGTGTAGGAGACACACTAAACGGTATCTTCCCGTCATCTAGCAGAATATCCCGCAGCCAGCTTTCCGCCCCCCGGCACTTCGTCTCCGTAAGCATCATGAAGACTTCGGAGCCACCTTGCGCCTGAATCTCTGTGAGCTTCGTAGGCTCATACTGCCCGTTGCGCTGGCGCAGCGCCCGTAACATCCGGTCTTCTACAGGTTTCTTGGCTAGCCAAGCCGGATGCCAAAGACGGCGTAGATGCGCCGCCAGTCCAAGGATTACAGGGTCTTGCTGCCTATTATTCGCGGCGAGTTTATCCGCCTCGATCTGATCAAGCTGGGCATTCCCCAAGACACGTAGCAACCCCGCCATATACTACTTCTGTGCGCCCTGGTTATAGCACCCTGAACCTGCAGAGCCTCCACGGATATCCTTGCTCTGATCTACACCTGAATTTCCGGACTTATGCTGTGCCGCTGCTTGGCTGCCTTGGTTATATCCACCCGACTTGGCAGACCCGCCTCGCACATCGCCACTACCTACACCAGAATTTCCAGACTTATGCTGTGCAGCGATCTGGTTGCCTTGGTTGTATCCGCCTGATGTAGCCGAAGAACCTGCACCGCCTACCGAATTCGAAGTGCTAATGACTTTTCCCATCTCTAACTCCTTGAAATAATGATGCAGTAACCACTTCGTATCATACGGTAATAGCTACCGTCAAGTCTAATTCAGGTCCAGCCAATCGCCGATACATGGTTTATCGGGCGCCGTCTCGTGCCGTGGAGTTTTCCGCCTTGATCTGCGTCCGCATGGAGGGCTAGATATTGTAAAGCATCACTCACATGGCTCGCTTCGTTTTTATCGGGCGTCACGTCGGCTTCTCCATTCTGCTTCAATTTGTACCGATATTTACCCCGCAATGCAGCAATCAAATCCTTGCATGCTGGATCAACCAAGAATCCTGCACCCCCATCTACCTGCCTAGCTAGGAATGCTTCCACGGCATTAATTCGCGCCACGATACTATTCGTACTCGCCGGATGAGACTTAAACCCTTCGCTTTTAAGGATATCGTAGACAGTCTTCTCATCCGTCTGCACTCGTTGCACACCTGCGGGATCACCTACAACCAGTATGGGTGCCCCAGGGAAGCGTTCATTTAACAAGGGTTTAAGCTTCTCCCGTGCGAACCGTAGCACGCCCATTCCTGCTGAGGTAAGGTCGTTGAATATGAGTAACCGCCCGCGTAGGTCCAGTTGTCCCAGTACTGCACTGGGTGTAAGACCGAAGTCCAGACCCACGATAACTGGGCGCATCCCGTTAAGTATTGGCCGTAACGGAGTTTTCGATACATGGAATTCCGTGTCAAAAGACCGAAATACAGGCATCCCTGAAAGCGACTTTCCAAACTTGGCATTGATATATACATCAATCCAGTCCTCAGTCTTACCTACCATCAAGTCTTCATAGTAGTTCGTATCGAGGTACTTAATCCAATCGGCTTTAGGCGATAGCCCGCTAGGCTGGATCGTTACATGGTATTCGGGTGGAGGATTCGTCAGGAGGGTTTCCCAGTAAGTTTCAAGGTCGGGCGGATTTGTCGCCCCCCAAACCTTTTTCATCCGTTGGCCCTTTTCATTTACGCATCCGCCTATCGGGTTTCCCTTATCATCGACTCCCCATTCCTTTCTAGGAGGGACCATGCTTTTGTCGGGGTAACGGCCAAGGCGACCAGTCAGCGCTTCAAAAATGTCTTTGTTAATCTCCCGAAACTCGTCCATCATCGCAAATGACAACTGTAACGAGAGTAAGCGACGCACATCATTTGAATCATCCAGACCCCGAAACAATACTTCGCACTCTACATCATCAAACCGGAGGATGAACCTTGCACCTGTCTTCGTAAATGAGCCCGCTGCGCCATCTGGGAACCACCGAAGAAAATCAGGAATTGTCGTATCGAACAACTGCTCACGGGTATTTCTCACGACAACGCATCGGGAATGACGCAGCCCATCCCGCGCCACAGCCATCTGTTTGGCTTCGTAGGCGATCTTCATGATGCTGGCTGTCGTCTTGGTTGACCCCACGGGGCCCACAATAAAACTCGCCATTTTTGGCGAGGTAAGGAAGGGCACTACTGAAGGTGGAGGGTTATATTCCAGATCACTCATTTAGGCGGCACGCGCACAGTTACCTTGGACACAACAGGCCCCCAATGCCTTTTAGGGCGAAACTGGAGCCCTGCAACCAGGGCCTCCAATAGCTCAAGCAGTCTTGACAGCGACACTGACCACTACTCCACCAAGTACTGGCGCAGCCAGCGAGAACGTTGTCATCGCATCCGGATACGGAGCGCCTTCATTCGACACCACTACATTGTCCGCATCGACAGTCTGAACCGTAACAGTATAGTCACCTGCCGTCAGGTCTGCGAAGGTAACTTCGAGGGGGTCGGTACTAAGAGGAACGGTCTGCACTGCAGAGACTGGACCCGATAGCGTAACAACGGCACTAACCGGGATTTTATCAACTGGGAGTTGTGAGACGGTAAGGACAAAGGTTTGTGTAGTAGCCATGATACATTCTCCTGATACGTGAGCGTTGAGGGTACGTTATCTAAACCTTCCTGACAACACATAATACATGGAGTTTCATATGGGAGCCCATGGCTGCACCGTAGCACAGCTACTCTTCTTCCTCGTATTTTAGCTCATCATTCATTACAGCCATACGCTTCAGGAACTTGGGCAGTCGCTTCAATACGTGTTCTGGGCTTTCTTCGTCTGGAATCGGAGGAGCTTCTACGGGGTCCTGGTGTATCTCTATAACCTGAGCGGGACTTGCACCTAGCTGGGGTATATTGATCGATATGGAAAACCCTGGCCCACTCTGCGGCACTGCGTTGGGTTTAGGCTCAAGGTCGGCTAGTTTGGCCAGCCACTTACCAATATCCAGCATCATGTCGGTGTTGCACTCGTCATGGAGAACTTTGTCGTAGAGCTTCACCATGACTTCTTCGGCCATAACCGCTGTTTTCAATCTGAATGTAATTCCCGAGCCTGCGATCTCGGCTTTCTTCTGCACCACCTGGGCATGCACAACAGGGTTAGCGACTATCCTCTTAAGGGCTTCGTGAGTGAAGCCGTATTTCTCTGCAAGTTCCTCCACCTCATACACATCGGCAGCTAACTCAAGCACGAGGTGTGCAGGGATACTGACTCCTTCGAAAGGGTCGGTGGGTATTCTATTTGGTAGAAGGTTCATATATGTCTAGAGTGGTCAGAGTAAGCACCGCACAGAGGGCAAAGCGTATCACCTTCGTTGGTAAAGTAAAACAAGTCGTTCCCGCAGTTGCATACGAAAATGGGTAGGTTTGGTATATGGTGCCCTTTGAACACCCCTTTCTGTAGATGGCACTGGGGGCACTCTAAATCTAGTTGAGCTTCTCCGTAAGTTGCTGCAAAGACTACCGCCATCCATTCATACTTGCATGACAAGCACCGTGCCCTCCCTGAGCAATGTGGGCGGCTAGCCTCTTCCTCTTCTTTTTTGCGCTGTTTATAGCCTACTAGGCTCGTAGGTTCTACGCTCATTTCTTCTTCCCAGCTTTTGCCAGAGCTTCCATCTTCGCTTTTCCGTACTTCTTCATGCCGACGGCTGCAGCGATAGCGGCGGGATCTTTTGCACCTGACTTGGCAGCACTTGCCTCTACCTGCTTGAATCTTGCACCTGAACCTAGTTTGGCTTTTGCCATGGTGGTGTTCCTTATATGGTGGGGGTATCAGGTTGTTCTAGCACTTTGGGTGGGGAGCGTCAAGTTTTTGGCGCGGGGTGTGGTGCTAATGTGTAGGCTAGTTTACAGGGCTAAAACTTTTTGGGGCGCTGTGTGCGAGGTGGGTGAAAAGCCCCACCCGGCGTCGCCCTCATGTCCACCGCCCCCCGGTACCCACACACTCCAACCCCAACACCGCCGGCTGCCCCCAAATGTAAGCACTTACACACATGAATAACCAAAAATCGGCCTCACAGAACGGCCATAGCGCCGCGATCACGGAACCCTGAACCCTATCCTATGGACAAGAAGAAAAACGGCGCCATGAGGCTGTAATCGCCTCCTGCCAACATATTCATACTTTTACACCCTGCTAACTAGCTTACGTTAGTGAGTGCTAACTTCGTGTCGGCTTATCGACACCCTGCTAACTAGCTTACGTTAGTGAGTACTAACTTCGTGTCGGCTTATCGACACCCTGCTAACTAGCTTACGTTAGTGAGTGCTAACTTACATTAATAGTTTTTAGTTATGGAAATCCTATAAATGCTTCAAAACGCTAATTATTCGTACTAACTGCTTCACTTTTTTGGAGATGACAAAGAGGGTGTCGGCTTGTCCTGTAGTTATATTTACCGATTTTTGACGCGTAAGCTTACTTTTGGTTTGACACTACGTAGGGGAAAACCCCTATAAGGAGCATGTTAATGTCATATTTTTAATGTCTGTCATAACTACCTTAAATCAACAGGTTAGGTAAAAAGTTAGTAACCACTAACATAGCCTGTCAAACCAAAAGCTAATGCCATCCCCTTTACATGTTTGACTCTGGGCTTTACTTTAGGGTGTTTCGAGAGACAGGACCGGAGGTCCGGATTGTTCAAAAAGTAAAGTATTATGTTTGACTTTGACAAGTGCTAAGCACTTGAAAAGAAAAGAAAAACTCAGGCTCTTATGCATTAGCCTGCTAACTACTACTACTACTTTTTTTTAATAATATTTATATATTTATCTATATGATCCGTTTACGAGTGTTCGACGTTTGCGAAAAAACTTTTTTTAAAAACGTGCTAATCTCACGCAAAAATATTATTGCACGTCATTGGCATATCGCCTGTTTCTTTTCCTGTGCATTTTCAATGCACTACGTCACCCACTTAAAATAAAACTTATGAGGAGAAAAAAGTTATCCACAACCAATTTGACACCCCTCCAAAAAACCCCGAAAATATTATTACTGAAAAATCAAGGACCTATAAAACCAACAAATCACAAAAAAGACCTTCAAAAGGCCTACAAAAGACCTTGCGCAAGGCCACAAAAAAGCCTAATATTCGCTCATCAGGACACACAACGAAAAGACAACGACTTTACAGCCTAGGAGGGTGCAAAGATGCCGACACAGAGAAAGCGCGTAAAGTGGAAGGAAGGAGATAAACCATGAACGCGCAGTTCAGGGTGCAAAACCCGCTCAAACTCCTCAGCAACGCCCTAAAAGGCCGTCACGGCCACGTCGTGCAAATCGTTTGGGGTATGGGCGTTTTCCGGCACTATACGTGGTCCTAAAGAGCACAAAAATGAAAACCCAGATAAAAATCTCTCTACCACAGGAGATTGTTGCAAAGTTAAAAGCCCGAGCTAAGCCTTACGGGAAGCCCTTGGCGACGTTTGTTGCAGATATGATAGTAGATTATGTACTCACTGAAGAAAGGCCTCGTTCTGAGCGCGAGAGATGGGCCGAAGCGCATCGTAAGTACGTAGAGTACATGAATGCCACAGGAGCGCACGTAATCCCCTTGAGCACGGCGCTAGAGTACCAGCGCTACATGACGCAGCAAGGCTACGTGCTGAATGACAATGATGAATGTATTAAAGGAGAGCTGAAATGAAGAAAATCAAAACAGCGGGGACTGACATCACGCTTGAAGAGATCAAATCGCAACACAACAAGGTTGCCGAGATGATTGCAACTTTCGAGGCTCGGGCGAAACTAGAGGCGGATTTCCCGATCATCGTCCCGTTCCCAAATCTGAATCCAGGAGAACTTTGGGCAGGTTTCATCATTAGCCCCACTGGAAACAAACGCCATCACGTCATTCTGCTCCCTGGTGACAATGAAGCCAACACATGGGAAGCCCAGATGGAGTGGGCAAAAAGCATCGGCGGTGATCTTCCAGACCGTTGTGAGCAATCGCTGTTGTTCGCGTCCATGCGAGAGCATTTCAAGCAATCAGCATACTGGTCCTCCGAGCAGCACGTTTCGTACTCACACTATGCCTGGTACCGGGGTTTCAACGACGGCTTCCAGACCTACTACGACAAGAGCAACAAGCTCCGTGCCCGTGCCGTCCGCAGATCGCCAATTTAATCATTCATCAATTTCAAGGAATATCCATGAACCTACACCCAGATACATATAGCGAACGGCTTCAGCTAGCTGCACAGCTGCGCCGTGACGAACAGGCACAAATAAACCGCTATGCTTACGAACATACGACGTTCAACGCATACGAACAGACCGACCATGATGCATGGGTCAACGAACTGAACGAGGAGTAACTGAACGAGGACTATGAAATGAACGCAAAAGACGTGCAGGAATGGCATGAACTTAAGGCTAGGATGTTTGCGGATAGGGGTTTTTACCGCCTGCAGCAAAAACACGAAGATAATGCCCAAGCAATCGCAGACTTGATTGGTGCGGTAATCGCTGCGCAGGTGCATGTACAGTGCAGATAAACTCCGAAGGCAACGGCGACGGCTACGACTACGGCGACGGCGACGGCAACGGCTACGGCGACGGCTACGGCTACG